CGTGTTCCCGCCCTTCACACACAGAGCAAGCGAGAGCCCAGAAAATCAGGGTCTCAAGGGGAAAGGTAAACCCGTTCCCCATGCTCGAGAACTTCTCCAGGGTAATCCGGTGACCACGATATTTCACGTGGCCAGTCCTCGCGCGAGCGAGGGTGGAAGCCCATTCCAGAGGGAGAAGATGATAGACCAATTCCTTGGCTATCATGTCCGAAGCGGACGACAGGTCGAGCGTTGCTAAAGCGCCCGTAATCGAGCCCTCGCGGGCGAGGTTTTGATTCCTCGTCTGGTCCCGGAGGTCGATCCCGAATGCGGCGAGACGCCTTGTCAAATGATCACCGAAACCCAACTGAACGATTCCGTTCAAAACAGGTTCGGTAACCACAGACCGGTATGTCTTGGCATTCTTCGGAACGAAGTTCAGCACTCCGTCGTGCAAGAGCACGGGGATGCTGGCCCACTCCTCTCCGTCCTCATCCACCCAAGATACGGATGAACAGGATTCGGCGAAGTGAGGCAGCTCACTCATAATGGCTTTCGCCATAGGGAGGAGCTCTTCACTACAAGAAACCCCGTCAGAAAATTTGTTTCTGATCGAGGCCCTACGCTTCGATGTAAGCGTAGTGGCGCCTTTACCGAATCGGAGCCCGAGATCAGAGATCTCGGGAACGCGACCTAGGACTTGCGCGATTTTCTGCTGAGCTCGGAAGATCCGAGACTCAACCCGAGGCGGAAATTGAAACCCGCCCCGCGCGTGCATCCGAAAGATTGCGTTTGTCTTTCGACACTCTTCCTCAGCCTCGAGGAACTTGGTCCAAGCGACCTTCTCCTTATCCACACCGATATCAAGGTGTTGGAGTTTAGAGAAGAACGCGAGGGCTTGCCGGCAATTCCTAGCCTCAACAGGCGAAAGAATACCGTAGTCCAGCTCGAGCTCACACAGAAAGCGGAAATCCGCGCGATGAATCGCGTTTGAAATTTCCACCCCTGTACTTCCACCCCTTTCGGAATGGGTGAGTGCGAGAGTCCGTAGCAGGTCAAGAGACTCTGCCACCGAGTACTCTTCCAACCAATGCGAAAGTTTTCGCATAACATGCTCCAGAGGAGTAAGTAGGAAGTATGCCTCCCGCGAGGGAGGGAAAGCACGAGACGACCCAGCCGAGGTGAGCTTAGCTCACCTGGATCAGCTGGTCGAGAAGCTCGGGAAGCGGCCCCGTCGTGACAGGCGTCACGCTGGTGCTGATGTTCCCGGCGAGGTTGACCGCCATTTGGCGGGACAGCCTCCGATCGGTTGGTGTCGATCGCTCGTGGTAGTACCCGATGACTCGCGTCGAGTTCACGTACGCCACCTTGGGCGGCGCCGTGTAGCCCGATGAGTTCTGACCGCTGATGGACTCCATCACCGGTACATCGGCCACGCCGGCCACGACCCAGACACCCGACGGAAGCTTTCGCTTCGTTTGGGTGTACCGGATCTGCGCATAGTCGGGAACCCCCGCAAGGGATTCCTTCCAGCGGGCGACCAGCGTCTGATCCTTCAGACGCTCGATCCCTTCTCCCACAAGAGTGTGAGAGACGGGAGTGGCAGCACCGTCAAAGACGGTGATGTTGGCTTGCTGCGACATAGCAGACTCCATTTCCCTCAAAGAGGGCGAAAGAAAAGTTGAGAACCCTTCTCAAGGAAATTTTCCGTGAGCTAGGGGTGACGCTAACGATACCCACGCCCGGCCTTACCGGCCCAAGCTTGAGTAACGAGAGCGACGGCATTGACCGCCCGGTTCCAAGAAGGAACTTGATCCAAACCCTTAAAGTTGGGTAAGGGAGCAGTCATAGTCGGGAGCCACCGGTCCACTTGCGTGTACTTGTGCCCCAAGTTGAAGGACTCTCCGGCAATTACGCCAAAGAATCCATTCCCTTGTACCTTATAAGGTACCGTTTCTGTACATTGAAACATGAGAGTTTCAATGTACGTCGCATT